CAAAGTTTCCCCCTCTGAATTGGTACAGTGACGATGTGCATTGTATGGACTTAATCCAAAAAGGCTATGGCCATTATGTGAGTGCCAGCTATGTCCACCACATTGGCTCAAACACCATTGGCATGAATGCACAAAAACTGCATGAGGATGCGCTGCCATGGCTCAAAGAGAATCGACCAAATTATGCGAGTGCCTGGTTTGATTCTTAACCTTGGGTCTGGCAAAGACTGGAATCCTGAGTATCTGAATGCAGATATTCAAGCCAGCAAGAATCCTGATTGGCTGGTCGATATCAGCAAGGTCAAGTGGGGCGATACGCTAGAGACTAGGTTTGGGCAGCTGGAGATCGTGCCAGGTATGTTTGAGGCCATTGTGGCCAATGATGTGCTGGAACACATCCCAAATCTGGTCGATGCCATGACCAACTGCAAAGAGCTGCTGAAGGTGGGCGGCCAGATGCGTATCCATGTGCCTTATGACCTGAGTCTTGGTGCTTGGCAAGACCCAACCCATGTCAGGGCATTTAACGAGAATTCTTGGAAGTATTACACCGAGTGGCATTGGTACTTAGGCTGGCCAGATCGGTTTGAGCTGACAACACTGGAAATGCGTCTCTCAAAGGTGGGAGAAGCACTAGAATTGCCACAAGACGAAATCATCCGCACGCCACGCGCTGTGGACTCCATGTATGTGGTTCTTACAAAGGTCAAGCCATGATTGAAAACATTACCGACAACTTATCCACCGACATTGCAGCCAAAGAGCCAATGGATGATGCAGAACTGCAAGCGATCATTACCCAAGATTTGGTCGATGCGGTGAGCTATGTGGACAGTGATCTGTCTCCAACACGCGCCAAAGGGACTGAATACTATCGCGGTGATTTATTCGGCAATGAGGTCGAAGGCAACAGCAAGGTGGTGGCCATGGAGGTGCGGGATACTGTCTCGGCCATGCTGCCAAGCCTGATGCGGGTTTTCTTTAGTTCTGAGAATGTGGTGGAATTTTCGCCCAGGGGACCCGAAGACACCAAGATGGCCCAACAGGCCACGGACTACTGTAATTACATTTACCAGAACGACAATTCTGGATTTTTAACGACCTATGCGATTTTTAAGGATGCACTGGTTCGCAAATGCGGCATAGCCAAATTCTGGTGGGAGGATGAAGAGAAGGTCCGGATTGAGGAATATACGGGCCTAGACGACCAGACCCTAGAGATGCTGATGCAAGAGCCTGGTGCTGAAGTCAAGATTGTGGTGTCTTACCCTGACCCAAGCATTGACGAATTGCAGATCAGCACAGTTGACCCATTGACTGGCCAGCCGGTTATGGCGCCACCCGCCATGGTCCATGATGTGCAGATCAAGCGCATCACAAAGGATGGCCGGATCAGGATCATGGCCGTGCCACCCGAAGAGCTGCTACTGGACAGACGCGCCAGATCGTTTGATGACGCGACCATCATTGCCCACCGGCAAATGGCCACCATGGCTGACTTGCTCGCCATGGGTTATGACCAAGATGAGATCGAAGAGAATCTGTCAACGACTGACTTGGACAGCAATGACGAGTATTTAGCACGCCAGCCACTGTCCACGACATTTGGCACAAATGACGCTGCCAACCCAATGATGCGCAGAGTGCTTTACATCGAGGCTTATTCCCGTGTTGACTATGATGGTGATGGCATTGCAGAGCTGCGCAAGGTCTGCTGCATGGGGGGTGGCTATAAGGTGGTGCGCAATCTGCCGGCCAGCTACATTCCCTTTGCTGACTTTCCATGTGACCCAGAGCCACACACAAGCCCACTTGAGGCCATGTCGATTTTTGACATTACCCGCGACTTGCAAGAGATCAAGTCGGAAATCCTGCGCAACACGCTGGACAGTCTGGCCCAGTCGATCCACCCGCGCACAGCGGTGGTCGAAGGCCAAGTCAACATCGATGATGTTTTGAATAACGAGACGGGTGCGATCATTCGCATGAGAGCGCCTGGCATGGTCCAACCCCTGACAACCCCATTTGTCGGTCAGGCTGCATTCCCAATGATGGAATACATGGACCAGATCAAGGAAGATCGCACCGGCATGAGCAAGGCGGCCATGGGTCTGAACGCTGACGCATTGCAGTCAAGTACCAAGGCAGCGGTCAACGCAACGATCAACGCAAGCCAAGGCCGCATTGAGCTGACAGCCCGAATTCTGGCTGAAGGCATGAAAAAACTATTCAAGGGCATTTTGTTCTTGGCCACAACGCACCAGGACAAAGCCCGAATGGTGCGGATGCGCAACGAGTGGGTGCAGATCGATCCAAGGTTCTGGGACACCAGCATGGATGCCAACATCAATATTGCCTTGGGCAATGGCGACACCAACGAGAAGCTCCAAGCGCTGATGATGATCATGGCCAAGCAAGAGCAAATCTTGCAGCAGCTTGGCCCAACAAACCCTCTGGTCACGCCACAACAATTCAGCAATACCCTGCGCAAAATCGTAGAGTTATCTGGGTTCAAAGATTCGACCAGCTTTTTCCAAGATATCCCTGCCGACTATGTGCCACCAACACCACAGCCAAAACCCACGCCAGAGGAAGTGCTGGCCCAAGTGCAGGCCGAGTCGATCAAGGCAGATATCCAGAAGAAAGCGGCAGAGCTTGAGCTAAAGCGCCAGCAGATGATCATGGATGACGATCTGACCCGTGACAAGATGGCCCAAGATATGTATCTCAAAAAGTATGAAATTGAGTTAAAGTACAAATCACAGATCAGCACAGCGGAAATTGACGCTGCGCAGAATATTGATCGTGAAGCGATGCGTCAGCAGGCATTGTTGGCCCAGCAGCAGGCGGCACAGTTTGTGTCACAGCCGCAGCCACCAGCGCCTGAGATGATGCCCCCATCAACCTTTCAAGGAATGGCACAGTAAGTGACAAACGAAGACCAGGTAAATAAAGGCCGAAAGGCCAAGCAGCTGCTAGAGGATGAAACCCTCAACACTGCAATTGCAAAATTGGAAGGTGACCAACTTTGGGCATTTCGATCATCGAAACCCGAAGAGTCTGTGAAGCGCGAGACAGCGTGGTGCATGTTGCAGGCCATTGATGGTCTGCGGCAAGAGTTGATCAAGATCATGGACAACGGCAAAATTGCACAGAACGCTATCAGCAAATCACAGAAAAACCTAATTTAAGAAAATACTATGGCAGAAATACAAGCAATGAATGTGGCCGATGCGGCCAGTGCTATCTCGGCAATGTTAGCCCCCCAAAAGGGACAAGCAGAACTTGACGAGACGCAGCCAGCCGAAGAGTCCGAAGAGGATTCTGAGGCAGCGGCTTCTGAGGAAGATGACTCTGGTGTGGAAGACGCGCCAGATGATGAATCCTCAGAGGAACAGTCAGGGGAAGAGGAAGAGCCAGAGGAGCAAGAACAGCAGCAGACTTTCACTGTCAAAGTTGACGGCAAGGAAGTTTCTGTCACGCTAGACGAACTCCAGAAGGGCTACTCCAGGACTCAGGACTACACTCGGAAAACGCAGCAGATTGCCGAAGTGCGAAAGCAAGTCGAGCAAGAGACGTATGCAGTCCGAGCCGAGCGTGAGCAATATGCTCAATTGTTGGGAGCATTGCAACCCCAGCTTCAGTCTTCAGAGCCTCAGATCGATCTGGAACGCCTGTATCAGGAAGACCCGATTGAGTGGGTGAGGCAAAACGAGGTCATGCGACAGCGACAAGAGAAACTAGGTGCTATTCAGTCCGAACAGCAACGACTCTCTCAGGTGGCCCAGTATGAACAACAGCGTGCCATGGAAGCCCAACTTGCCAGCCAGCAAGAAGCTCTATTGGCAGCCTTACCTGATTGGAAAGACCCCAAGAAGGCAAAGGCCGAAAAGGCGCTGGTCATTGAGTCTGCGAAGGCGGCAGGCTTTACCGATGAAGACTTGAAGAGCGTTTACGACCACCGACTGGTTTTACTGCTGCGCAAAGCGGCACTGTTTGACCAGATGGTAAGTAAGCGCCAAGGCATTAAGCCTGTGGTGAACAATGGCCCACGACCAGCCAAGCCTGGTGCAGCTGGTCGGGTTTCGACAACAACTGAGAGTGTGCGAGCAAAGCAGCGTCTTGCAAAATCCGGTCGCATTGATGATGCGGCTTCTGCAATTGAACTTTTATTAAAGTGAGAAAATTATGACTATCGTTAGTAATACGTTCATGACCTACTCTGCAAAGGGTATTCGTGAAGATTTGAGCAATATCATTACAAATATTGCACCGGAAGAAACTCCATACATGAGCAAGATTGGCCGTGAGAACGTGTCAAACAGCTTGTTTGAGTGGCAAACAGATACATTGGCCAGCGCTGCTGCCAATGCACAGCTTGAGGGTGACGATGTTGCATCTTTTGACGCTGTGACTGCTACTGTGCGTTTGCAAAACTATGCACAGATTTCACGCAAGACAATCATCTTGTCAGCCACTGAAGAAGTGGTGAACAAGGCAGGGCGTCGCAGTGAGCTGGCCTACCAAATTTCTAAAAGGGCGAGCGAGCTAAAAAGAGACCAAGAATTTGTCATGCTCAATAGTGGCATTGCTGTTTCTGGTGACTCTACAACTGCCCGTGTGACTGCTTCTTTGGGTGCGTTTATCAAAACGAACACAGACAAGCAGACCAATGGCACTGACCCATCTTACACAACGCTGCCAAACAGCGCCCGTACAGATGGCAACGTGCGCACATTCACTGAAACCATTCTTAAGAATGTGATTCAGAAAGTGTGGACAGCTGGTGGTACACCTAAGATTTTGATGTGCGGTCCTGTTAACAAACAGCGCGTGTCAGGATTCTCTGGTATTGCTTCAAGCCGTTTCAACATTGATGGCGGTGCAAAGCCTGCCACATTGGTCGGTGCAGTTGACATTTATGTCTCTGACTTTGGCAATGTCCAAGTGATTGCCAACCGCTTCCAGCGTGAGCGCGATGCATGGGTGATTGATCCTGACTACGCCAAGATGACAGTGCTGCGTCCTTACCAGCAAGTCGAATTGGCCAAGACTGGCGATGCTGAAAAGCGTATGCTGATCGTGGAATGGGGTCACAAAGTGTTGGCTGAAAATGCCCACGGCTTGGCCGCTGACTTGGTTACTTCTTAATCGTAAGCAAACGGAAAGGGCCGAGGAAACTTGGCCCTTTTTTTAACATGATTCATAAAAGACTATTTAGCGAAAACAAAGATCAAGGCATCAAGCGCTACTGGCATGAAAATCCAGAGACTGGCGATGTAACGATCCAAACAGAACAAGATGTCACAGCGGTGATTGAGGCCAACAAGGCCATCTATAACGCTGTGGATGAGAAAGCCAACTGGACCGGTGAATGGCACTTGGTGGCATCCATCCCCGAATCCCTTTATTACAAGATGAAGGCCGAGGGCAAGATCGATGACCAGGAATACATGAAGCGCTGGCTCAACGACAGCGACAACCAATTTTTTAGAACACGCCCAGGGAAAGTATGAATTACATTGCAGTCTGCACACCGGCCCGTGATCAAGTCCACACCAACTATTGCTATTGCATGGTCAATATGGTGGCTTATCACACACTCAACACCGAAGACGCTATCAGTCTGAAATTGATGCAAGGCACAATTATCCAAAACCAAAGGGCTGACCTTTGCTTGGATGCCATGGCCGAAGGCTGCACCCATATCCTTTTCATTGACTCGGACATGACATTTCCACAAGACATGGTCCAGCGGCTCTTAAAGCACGACAAAGAGATTGTGGCTGCCAACTGTGCCAGGAGAAGAATGCCAACTGGCCCAACTGCCCAGAACTATGACGCTGATGGCAAACGAATTCCAGTTTTTACCATGCCAGATTCGACTGGATTGGAAGAGGTGGGAAGCATTGGAACGGGCATAATGCTCATCAAGCGAGAGGTGTTTGAGGGTATGAGTGAGCCATGGTTTGATATGCCTTGGCAGACCACACGGGGCTACATGGGTGAAGATGTTTTCTTTTGTAAAAAGGCTCAAGAGCTGGGTTACAAGGTCTACATCGACCATGATGTTTCTCAAGAGATTGGCCACATTGGCACTTTTGAGTTTGGCCACCCTCACACATGGGTCGTGAAAGAGGAAATGGACAAAGAGGCAAAAAATGGCACTTAGCACTTACACCGAGCTGAAGACTTCAATTGGGGACTGGCTTAACCGGTCGGACCTGACTTCTGTCATTCCTGACTTTATCTCTCTGGCCGAGGCGCAAGTGGAGCGAACACTGCGCACCAGGCAGATGATCGTCAGGGCCAATGCGTCTTTTGATGCGGAATATGGCGCTGTGCCAAGTGACTTTTTGGAGACCAAATCCCTAAAGCTCACAAGCACAAACCCCCAGACCCCATTGGAATTTTTGAGCATTGATGCCTTGGACAACAAGGCGGCTGAATACACTGGAAGTGGCAAGCCTAGATTCTTTGGTGTGGTCGGTGGCCAATTCCGAATTGTCCCGACACCAGACGCGACATATACAACTGAGCTGACCTATTACGCTAAGTTGACAAAGTTATCAAGCAGTGTGGCCACCAACTGGCTTTTGACTGCAAACCCCGACATTTATCTGTATGGATCGCTATTGCAGGCTGCACCATACTTGCAAGATGATGCGAGAATCCAGACATGGGCAACACTCTATGAGCGAGCCTTGAACGACTCACAAACTGCCGATGATCGCGGTGCATCTTCTGGTGGTGCATTGCTGACCCGTGCAAAGACTTTTGGATAAGGACTGTATATGTCATCTTTTACCGACTACACCGAAAACCTAGTTTTAACCTGGCTGCTGACCAATGGCTCGGCAACGCGCCCCACGGCTTGGTATGTCGGACTTTTCACGGCTGCACCCAGTGACACTGGTGGCGGCACTGAGGTGTCTGGCAGCGCTTATGCGCGAGTGGTGACTGGCACGATCACTGTTTCTGGCACAAGCCCCACAAACGCAACAAACGCAGCGGCCATCGAATTTGCAGCTGCTTCTGGCGGTAACTGGGGATCAATTGGCTGGGCCGGCATCTTTGATGCAAGCACTGGTGGCAATCTATTAGCCTGGGCAGCGCTGACCACAGCTCGCACCATCAATGATGGCGATGTGCTGCGCATCCCAGCTGGCGACCTTGATGTCACATTGACATGACATGGCAGCATACGGCTCTGGCCCATATGGACAAGGAAAGTATTCCTATGGCGTAAGCCTTGGGGCGGTTACTTTCGCGGCCACCAGCACGGCTGCATTCAATGGAGAGCGCGTCTGCAAAGGCGCGTTTTCTGTTTCAGCATCAAGCACAGAGACTGTCTCGGCCACTGTGGTCAAGACAGCATCATTCTCGGTTTCGGCATCTAGCAGTGCATCAGCTGCTGCACAAAGGGTGGCCAATGCCTCGGCCACGGCCTCTAGCACCAGCACCATGGCCGCAAATGCGGTGAGGTATGCCATAGGTGCATCGACCTTTGCGGCAAGCTCTAGCGCCAGCTTTGCGGCCAGACGAGTGGCCATTGGTGCATTTGCCTCAGTCGATACCAGCACAATGTCGGTGGCGGCTGTCAGAGTGCCACTGGTTCAAATCCTGATTGAAGACTTTGCCACAATGACTGTGGCCACCAGGGTGGTCTTGCGCGCATCAGTGCTAATGGCAGCCCAGTCGGGCATGACAGTCAATAGCACTCGCACACAAACCAGCGCCATCAATTTCACTTGCCAGTCATCCATGACGATTGCTGGCAATCTAAAATGGGTCCCTGAGTCTGACACGGCAGAAACTTGGGATGCGATCTCTGACAATTCAGAGACTTGGACACCGATCACAGACACATCAGAAACATGGGATGCAATTGCAGATAGCAGTGAAACTTGGACTGCAATTGCGGATAATAGTGAATCTTGGCAAATAGCCGCATAGGGGTAGAAAATGGCAGATACAACCACAACGAATCTATTGTTGACCAAACCAGAAGTCGGTGCATCCACTGATACCTGGGGAACAAAGATCAATACAGATTTGGACAGCATTGACGCATTGTTTGATGCCGGCCCAGTGCTGAAGGTCGCAAAAGGCGGTACTGGCATATCAAGTTTTGGGACAGGCGTTGCCACTTTCCTGGGGACACCAAGCAGTGCAAATTTAAGGTCTGCATTAACTGATGAGACAGGGACTGGCTCTGCTGTCTTTGCCACTTCACCAACTTTGGTGACTCCAGCTCTTGGCACACCAGCCAGTGGCGTTGCAACCAACTTGACAGGCTTGCCTTTGTCCACTGGCGTGACTGGCACTTTGCCGGTAGCAAATGGCGGTACGGGTCAGACAAGTTACACAGATGGTCAACTGCTTATTGGTAACAGCACAGGAAACACGCTGACCAAGGCGACATTAACTGCGGGAACAAACGTCACGATTACCAATGCTGCTGGTGCAATTACGATTGCCGCTTCTGGTGGTGGTGCTTCTGCTGCTACGCCTACTGCATTGGGTACTGTGTATGGCAACACACCAACAGCATCTACTGCAAATATGTCTGTTGGTTATCAAGCGGCTAATGCTTTAACGACTGCTTATGGTGTAACTGCCGTTGGTTATCAAGTATTAAAAGCAAACACAACAGGCTTTTCCAATACAGCAATGGGTGAGCAATCAATGCTAGTAAATACTAGCGGAAATTACAATGCTGGTTTTGGTGGCTACACTTTATATTCCAACACTACTGGTCAATACAACACAGCATTAGGTTATGGCTCTATGCCGAATAATACAACTGGCGCTAATAATGTAGCAGTTGGTAGTGGCTCACTTCAAAATAACACAACAGGCTCACTAAATGTGGCTTTAGGTTATGAGGCTTTATATTCACAAACCACTGCTGGTGATGGTAATGTTGGAATTGGTTACAGGGTCGGATATAGCAATACAGGCGGATACAACTGTATTTTTATAGGGCAGGAAGCGGGTTATTTGGCAACTTCTGGGAATTACTCTACTTATATTGGATTCAGAGCAAGGGGTTCTTCAACAACAGAAACAGATAGTTTAGTTATTAGTAGTGGATATAACGGTGGCGGTGCTACTGGTAAAGGAAATTCAACTGCCTTTATTACAGGTGCTGGAGGTGGAACTTATAACGGTGCTAACACAACCACATGGGCAACTACTTCTGACCAACGCCTTAAAAAGAACATCGTTGACAACAATGACGGCTTAGACAAGATTACTTCAATTCGTGTGCGTAACTTTGAATATCGTTTGCCCGATGAAATTGATTCAGAACTTAAACCAACAGACGCAATTAAAAAGACTGGCGTTCAACTTGGTGTAATTGCTCAAGAACTTCAAGTAGTTTTGCCTGATTGTGTTAAGACTGAATCCACAGGCGTTATGTCTGTAGATGCAGATAACTTGACTTGGTACTTGATTAACGCTGTCAAAGAACTCAAAGCAGAACTTGATGCTTACAAAGCATCACATCCATAAGGACTAATATGATTAAAAAATCACTTGAAGAACAAATTGCACAGCATTACAAAGCTGCAATGGATAGCGTTAACCTAATCAATGGTAGCAAGCTAGAGCGCATGACTGATGCAGAGTGGGCTGAATGCATTGCTCGAAATAAAGAGCATTTAGTCATTATGTTGGCTAAAGACTTTTGGACAACTGAAGACCTTGCACCATTGCAAGCTGCATCCGCATAAAGAGTGAATCATGGATGCCGATGTCGATAAGCGCCTAGCGGTGCATGAAGCAATCTGTGCCGAGCGATACAGTGCCATTGCCAATACTTTGAAGGATGGCGACAGACGCATGACCAAGATTGAATATCTGCTTTATGCAGCGATCTTGGCCGTTCTGCTTGGACCAGGTGTGGCTGCCGAATTCGTCAAGAAGATATTCGGGCTATGAAAGACTGGGCCGTAGCAATCACTGCTGCGGCTCTTTTGGTCATTACTATTATTTGGTGCTTTTTTGTCATCATTTTGTTTTGGCCATGATCTATGCTCTGGTCCTATTGGCAGCCACTTCCGAATATCGATGCACCAGGTGGACATGGACTGGTGATGTCTACAATCGGAAGGTTGTTTGTCTCAAGTGGGAGAAGAGGAAATGATCGATCCAATCACGGCCCTAGCAGGGATACAAAGCGCCATCAGCATGGTCAAGAAGGCTGCGGGTGTTGCCCAAGACCTTGGCTCACTTGCGCCAATGATTGGCAAACTTTTCGATGCCAAGTCTGTGGCCACAAAGGCCATGCTTCAAGCCAAGCAGTCTGGCAAAGGCTCAAACATGGGAACGGCCCTCCAGATCGAGATGGCGCTGGAGCAGGCCAGAGCATTTGAGGAAGAGCTGAAAATGCTATTCATGCAGACTGGCAAGATCGATGTCTGGAACAAGATCAAGGCCAGGCAGGCCGAGATGGACCTTGCCGATGCCAAAGAATTGAGCGCTTTAAAGAAGGCAGAGAAAGCTGCCAAAGCCAAAGAAGATGAAATGAACGAAATTGCCATGATCATTGGCGGTGTGGCTTTTGTCTTGTTTTTGGTGTTCATTGGAGTCAATGAACTGATGGAATTCTGTGCCACCACCAGAAGGTGCGGTCGGTGAATGAGTATCAGAAGACCTTTGATATGTGCCTCAAGATATTCGTTTACGGGTGTGTGGCGCTTTATTTTTTAGGTTTTCTGAAGTTTCTGCCAGATGACTTATCTGACAAAATTGTCAATTTACTGCTTGGAAAGGTAGGGCTTGGAAAATGAAAGTCACGCCATATCAGGTCAATGCGAATATGCTGAGAGAGGCCCAGAGGGTGGTGCATCAGCAGAATCTAAAGCAGCTGGAGATTTTGAACAGGCAGGCAGAACTGGCGCATAAGACCAAAGAGATTAAGACACAATGGGTGAAACCTAATTCTGTGGATGTGATGGCATGAAATATCTGATTGCAATTGCTTTGATAATGCTCACTGGCTGCGAAGATCGCTACAGGTACAAGTGCCAGAATCCTGACCATTTCCACGCACCAGAGTGTCAAAAGCCAAAGTGCTTATTTACTCAGCAGTGTCCAGAATACCTGGTCGCACCCATCCTAGAAAAGAAGGTGACAGATGTACAACCAGAAACAAAGACTAACAACTGAGGAATTTGAAGTCAGGGTCTGGGGCTTTGTTGTTGGTGTTGTCACACTGATCCTTTGCTTCATCGTCATTGCCCTGCTCTACTCTGTGACTTTTGTCACTCAGCCGATCAAGAGCATGGCCCCAATTGACCAGGCATATACAAAGATGCTGAACGACATTGTTCTGCTCATTGTGGGCGGTATCGGTGGCGTGATGACCAAACGGGCGGCAGGCGCTGCGGCCAAGGCTTTTGGTATGCAGCCACCACCACAGCCCATGATGCAGCCGATGATGTACACGCCCCAGCCCATGATGAGTGGCTACCCATCACCAGGCTACAGCAACAATCACGGGTTTACATCTAGCACCAATGGAATCCCAAGCCAGCCCTTTGGTGCTATGCCAACATGGACCAACCCAGAACTTGATGAGTCATGGACACCTGGTCCACCACCAGACACGCCACCGGACCATCTTGAGGATGACCATGAGCGCGTACAGTTGGCTGCGGCCAGACAGGAGTCAGAATAATGCTGCCAATACCCTTACCCTGGCTCATTGTTGGTGTCTTGGTCTCATTATTCGGCTCATACCGAGTGGGCCACCACTATGGGTGGCTGGAGCGAGACAATGACATGAAGATTGCCATTGCCCAAAAGAATGATGAAGCCAGAGCCAAAGAGAAAGAGCTTGGCGAGAAACTGCAAGATCAGGAAACGAAACTCAGAAAGGCCCAAGATGATGTCAAGAAAAAACAGTCTGCTATGCATGAGCTTGCTCGCACTGGTCGGCTGCGCCTCCCAGCCCCAAGTTGTCCACAAAACAATGCAAGTGCCGCCACTACCGCTGGAGATACACAACCCAGCCAGTCCGATGCAAGCGAATCTGAGCGACAGACTATTGCAGCTCTTATCGACATCGCAGCCGAAGGAGACAAAGCCATCACCAAGCTCAACGCCTGCGCCAGCGCCTATGAAGAAGTAAGGAGACTTGTCAATGGTCAATAGTGAACAGCTGGCCAAACTGCACATTGGCCCAGAGTGGGTGGATGCCCTTAATGAGACTTTCCAGCGCTTTGACATTTCAACGCCATTGCGCCAGGCTGCCTTTATCGGGCAGTGTGGCCATGAGTGTGGCAACTTCAGAATCTTGGAAGAGAACTTGAATTACAGGGCCGAGGCTTTGCAAAAGCTCTGGCCCAAGCGCTTTGACGCTGCCAAGGCCCAAGCCTGCGCCAGAAACCCCAAGCTCATTGCCAACACTGTCTACAGCAGCCGCATGGGCAACAGGGATGAGGCCAGTGGCGATGGTTATCGGTTTAGAGGCCGTGGCTGCATTCAATTGACTGGGTCGGCCAACTACCACCATGCTGGCCAAGCGCTTGGCGTGGACCTGATCATGCAGCCAGAGCTGGTGGCCACACCCCAATATGCGGCTTTGACTGCCGGATGGTTTTGGAATGTCCAGAAACTAAACCAGTATGCGGATAGTCAAGACTATAAAACCATGACCAAAAAAATCAATGGCGGCTTTATTGGCCTCGATGACCGGATCAAGCATATCAACCACGCGCTGTCTGTCCTGACATAATTAGCCCATGGCCAGCCAAACACAACAACTTGAGAATCCAGTCGTTCCAAACCTTGGTTATCCGACCGAGGTGTATGAGCGCAGGCATTTCAATGAAAACAATGGCTCTTTGAACATTTACTTCAAAAAGCTCTCTAGCGTCTTGGGGTCTTTGTTTGGACCAAGGGGTGGCAAGTTTATGAATAACCCCTATGGGGCATTTCAAAGCACTGTGGACCAAACGGCAGCAGCGGCCAACACGGCCTATGCCATGACACTAAATACGACCGACTACGCCAATGGCGTGAGTGTCGCAAGCAATTCAAGGATCACAGTGGCTGACGCTGGTATTTGGAATTTGCAGTGGTCTGGCCAGTTTGAAAACCCTGACTCTCAGGACCATGATGCAAGGGTCTGGCTCAAGATCAATGGGACTGTGGTCACTGGTTCGACTGGTTTCTTTGCAGTGCCAAGCAAGCATGGGTCAGTCAATGGCCATGCATTAACCGGTTGGAATTACTTTTTGAGCTTAAACGCAACCGATTATGTGGAGCTTTGGTGGGAGACTGACAGCACTCAAGTGAGCATTCAGACCTATGCGGCATCAGGAAGTTACCCCTCAACGGCCTCACTAATTGCGACAATGACATTTGTCTCAAACATTAAATAAATACTGCCATGTACATACCACTCAAACTACCCCCAGGCATTTACAGAAACGGCACTGAATATCAGGCAGCAGGCCGCTGGTATGACGCAAACCTAGTGCGCTGGTACGAGAACACTTTGCGGCCCATAGGTGGCTGGAGAAAACGTGCGGCTGGCCAGATGTCTGGTCTGTGCCGAGGATTTATCACTTGGCGCGATAACAGTGCAAACCGATGGATTGCAGCCGGCACACATACAAAACTGTATGCCATGAACGAAGCCGGCACATTGAAGGAAATCACACCGACTGGCTTTACAGCCGGCATTGCTGATGCGGTGTCTACGACAGGCTATGGTTACAGCACTTATGGCTCACTGGCCTATGGCACAGCACGACAAGACACTGGAACAATTACCCCAGCCACCACATGGTCCATGGACACTTGGGGCGAGTATTTAGTGGCTTGCTCCAATGCGGATGGCAAGCTCTATGAGTGGCAATTAGGCTTTACAACGCCAACCCTTGCAGCGGCCATTACCAATGCGCCAGTCAACAACAAGGCATTACTGGTCACGCAAGAGCGCATTCTCTTTGCCCTTGGTGCTGGTGGTAATCCACGCAAGGTGCAATGGTGCGACCAAGAAAACAATACCCAGTGGACACCGGCAGGCGACAATTTGGCAGGCGACTATGAGCTGGCCACGCCTGGCACATTGATCGCTGGCAAGCGGGTCAAGGGTGTCAATCTACTGTTTACCGATGTGGATGTCCACACGGCCCAGTATGTTGGCGCGCCATTTGTCTATGGCTTTGAGAAGGCTGGAAGTGGCTGCGGTCTCATTTCAGCCCAAGCAGTGGCGGCCATTGATACGGCAGCCATTTGGATGAGCAAGGCAGGCTTCTGGATTTATGACGGCTATGTCAAGCCACTGCCAAGTGATGTGTCTGACTATGTCTTTGACAATTTGAACTTTAATCAGGCATCCAAGATTTACGCTGTCCACAATAGCAAATATGGTGAAATCTGGTGGTATTACCCAAGCAATGGAAGCACTGAGAATGACAGTTATGTCACTTTCAACTACCGCGAAAACCATTGGAGCATAGGCTTATTGGCCAGAACTGCTGGCGCTGACTCTGGGGTGTTTGCCAATCCCTTGATGGTTTCAACCGATGGTTTTGTCTATGAGCATGAGGTCGGTTTTGCCTATGACAGCGCCAGCGTCTATGCCGAGTCTGGACCAGTCCAATTGGGCAATGGCGACAACATCATGTCTGTGCGCCAAGTCGTGCCAGATGAGCAGACCTTGGGCGAGGCGGTGGTGTCATTCAAGACCCGAAATTACCCCACTGGCACACAATCGTCATTTGGACCATACACGGCAGCCAACCCAACTTCAGTGAGGTTTTCTGGCCGCCAAGTCAATATGCGGGTGACTGGTGACACTTTGGCCGACTGGCGCATTGGCGTGATGAGGCTTGAAGCCATCCCTGCCGGTAAGCGATGAGCGACCAAGAACAACTGGAAAGACTGCGCCACCATGTGGAGGCTGCTTTAGAATACTCTGGAGGCACACACAATTTTGACGATGTCGCTGAGATGGTCGAGGATCACAGATTACAGCTGTGGCCGGCCAAGGACTCGGTGGTATTGACAGAGATCGTTGTCTATCCCAGGCTAAAGAATTTGCATTACTTCTTGGCTGGTGGAGACCTAGACGAACTCTCAAGGATGAGACCATTGATCGAATCCTGGGGCAAGTCTATTGGCTGCACCAGAGTGACCTTGGCAGGCCGAAGAGGCTGGGCCAAGACATTTTTAAAAGATGAGGGTTACAGTCCACAGTGGTCTGTAATGGCAAAGGAACTTTAGGGGAATAGATATGGCAACACAATCAGAAATCAATGCGGCATTGGGATTGCCACCAGGCATCAATCCGGATGGTTCTTGGAATGCTCAAGACTATATGGCAAGGCGCACGCCTGGGCAAGTAGATACACAAGCCCAAGTAGATGCGGCTCGTGCGGCTAATCCATATTCTGCTCAGAACATGGCTAAAGTTGATGTAACAAGGCCAGGTCAATATGTAGAAGATGCGGCTGGAAATGCAGTTGCTTTGACTCCAGGTGTTGCGGGTTATAACGCTAATAATCCAACAGCGTTAACTTACTTAGGTGAATTAAGGTCTAAAGGTGGAACTGACTCTACTTCACAAGCATTTAATGCAACTGCAACCCCTGCACAAAAGGCTGAAGCAGATAGATTGTGGTCTATCGAAAAAGCACGATTAGAAGCAATTGATAGGCAAGCAGGCTTGTTAGATACTCCTACTAGCCAAACAACACAAACAACACAAACAGCGCAAACTCAAACAGCGCAAACCTATACGCCAGCAGAAACAGCACTTTATAACGCATATCGTTCTGGTGATATTGCTGGTGTTAATCGTGCTGCTCAAGAAGGTAAGTTAACTCAAGCACAAGTCCAATCTAAATTTGGTTTGACAGATGCTGATATGTCATGGATGACCAACAATGCAGGGGTTAAGTTTTATACGCCTACAACGGCAGTGACCACTGGTGTGACAACTGGTGGCACTACTGGCCTTACTGGTGGTGTTACTGGTGGCACTGGTGGCACTGGTGGTGTTACCGGCGGCACTGGCGGCCTTGGTGGTCTGGGTGGTGTAGGTGGAATTGCCCAGAACTTTGCAAATTACCAATCCATTCCCATTGGCGCTCAATACAACCCCAATGTGACAGTTGGTGGCGCATCCCCATACTCTCAGATCATGGGCCAGATGAAGCCATTTTCTAATCCCTATGCAAATATGCCTGTTAATACGCCAATGGGCGGTTATGACCCAGGTCTTTACGACCGGATTGCGGCTGCCAATGTGGCTAAAACAATTGCTGCAAACGCTGGCACAACATTGGCCGACTACTATGGTGGTGGCGGTGATGGTGGTGATTCTGGCTCTAGTGGCGATGGCAACACTGGCGGTGGCCCAGGCACTGGTGCAGATGGTGATGCGGCATTTGCCAAAGGCGGCATGGTTAACAGTTTGATTGGACCAGACCCACAAGGCCCAGATGATGGCATGGGATATCTTGACAAGGGCGAGTATGTGATCAAAAAGTCTGCTGTCAATAAGTATGGCAAGGGACTTCTGGACATGATCAATGAAGGCAAAGTGCCTGCCAAGAAATTAAAGTCTTTACTCGGATAAGGTGGCAATATGTCTAAAGGTGGAACAACTACATCGACAAGCTCCATTGATCCTCAGATCAAAGAAGCATTCTTGGCCAACTTTCAGCAGGCCCAAGGGGTCGCTGGTGCATTGCCGGTCCAGCAGTTTGCTGGCTACAACCCAATGTATCAGGCAGGCGAGGAAGCTCTGGTTAACACGGCCCTCGCTGGCCCAGGCATCAGTGGCACAGACTTGGCAGCCCAAATGGCGGCTTATGGCGGTGTCTATCAGCCTGGTCAGATCACAGCGCAGCAGACTAATTTGGGCATGACTGGCCCAGGATCAATTGGTGAGTACATGAATCCATTCACCAGCGAAGTGCGCACCAATGCATTGGCCGACTTGGAATCTGCACGCCAGGCTGCCATTCAGCAGACTGGTGAGCGTGCAACAGCTGCCCGTGCATTTGGCGGCTCACGCCAAGGTGTGGCCGAGAGCTTGACCAATGCTGGATTTGCCAAGCAGGCTGCCAACCTTGGTGCAACATTAAACGAGCAAGCATTCAACCAAGCCATGGCCATGCAGCAGGCTGACATTGGCCGCAGATCAGCAGCCGACATTGCCAATCAGCAAGCTGGCTTGCAAGGTGCGCAATTGAGGCTAGGCGGTGCAAGCCAGCTCGGTAATTTGGCTGCACAACAGCAAGCATTGCGTCTTGGTGGCGCTCAAGCGGTCATGGGCGCTGGCGGTGCGCGTCAGGCATTGGACCAGCAACAAATGGATGCAATCCGAAACATTGGCCTCCAGCGTTTGGGTGTGGTGCAAACCAGTCTTGGTGCAACGCCTGCCAATTTGGGCATGGTCACTCAGACTCCGCAATATTCAAACCCAGCAGCTGGCGCTTTAGGTGGTGCTTTGGCTGGGTCAAAAATAGCCGGACCTTATGGTGCTATTGCTGGCGGTATTCTTGGCGCGTTTAGTTAAGGAAACAAAATGGCTGAATTTAATTTTGATGGACTACTGGGCAATTTGTTTGGTGGCGGTGGTGATAGTGAACTTGAAAAGCTATTAACGGCCAAGCAAAAAGAGCAATTAGGTTTGCAGTCATCATTGGCAGCTGCTGCCGCATTGCTCCAAGCAAGTGGCCGTGGCCCACAGCGTATTGGTTTGGGCCAAGCACTTGGTGGAGCTTTACAGGCTGGCCAAAGTGCTTATGAGAAAGGCACAACAAACGCATTCCAGCAAATGCTTTTGGGGCAGAAGCTCAAAGAGGGCCAGCAAGAACTTGCAGGCAATGAGGCTTGGAGAAACTTAATTGGCGGCAAAACTCAGCCAACAACTGCATTGACTCCAGAGCAGGCGGCTTTGGCCGCACCAACCAGTGTGGCAGGCCGTGTTGGACCAACACCAGCGCGTGGTCAAATGGCAGATCAAATGCCTGCACCAGTGGCAACTTCCACAGACCCGCTGGCATTTTTAAATCCTTTGCAGCGTTCTTTAATTGGCGGTATGCCACGCAAAGAAGGTTTGCCAGAAGTATTAAAAATTGCACAATCACAGTCTGAATTTGGTGAGTCAAAACCTGTGGTGATGAATGGCAAGACTGTTATGGTCCAGTACAACAAACTTGGACAATCACGCATTGATCCAAATGTCATGCCATACGAGGCCCAGTCCCCTGACATTCGCGCTGTGGAATACATCAGTGGCCGGCCCTTGGCTGGAACTGGTACAGCAGGCATTCGTGATGTGGGCCAGTATCGTCAGCAGATTGCACCAAAGACGCAAGTTGAAGTAAAGATGCCTGCTAGTCAAGAATTTTTAAAAGGTGTTGGTGGTGATATTTCAGGCTTTCTTAAAGATATGACAATTTCTGCAAGAACTGCAAATGATACGTTGACAAATATTGACAGAATGTTGCCTGCACTTGACAAGGCTATTGTTGGTCCAGGTGCGGATTACAGAACAACTATGGTGCGAATTGGCCAGCAATTAAATATTGCCGGTGCTGATGCAAATGAACAATTGGCAAATACTAGAGCTGTAGTTCAAGGTCTTGCTCAAAGAGAACTTGATGAAGCAAAACAAACAGCTGGACAGGGAAGTCTTACTGGGCCAGAGCGTGAAATGCTGAGAAAAGCAGCGGCTGGTGATCAAACACTAAGTGCTGCTGAAATTAAGCAGGCATTGTCAACAGCTCAAAAAGTCGCTAAAAATCGTTTGGCAATACAGCAAGATTATTTGCAACGCGCCAAAAAAATACCAGGCTTCGAGCAGTTTGCACCTATGTATGAAATCACGCCTTTTGGCGGTGGTGGTGGTGGCGGCAATCCATTGTTAAATGCCATTGACCAACAACTTCAATTGCGGTCTTCTGGAGGTCAGCGATGAGTGATGCATTAGAAGGTTTCACAACCGAAGAACTGCTCAAGATTAAGGCTGGAGATGTCTCTGGCCTCTCTACTGAAAAGCTGACTATTCTTAAAGGGATTTTGTCTCAAAGCATAGACATTGATCGCCCTGCACCAGTGCCTGCATTGTCCCAACCATTGCCACAAGCGCCAACCCAACGCCTGCGCTCTATTGCGCAAGGCGTTACCCTTGGCTCTGCTGACGAGATGGAGGCGCGTTTGCGCGCCTCTGTCACTGGTGAAGACTACGGCAAAGTGCTTGCTGAAATTCAAGGCAAGATGAAGGCTTATCAGGCTCAAGCCCCATTGGAGGCATTGGGCTATGAGGCGCTTGGCGGTGTTGGATCAGCGGCTGCATTGACTGCGGCCACTGGCGGCACAGCTGCGCCACTAACTGGTCCACGCATGGCAGCCAGTGTCGCCCCATTGGTTAGGGCATTGGCCGGCACATCAGCGCTTGGTGGCGCTCAAGGCGGTGTTACAGGCTTTATGACGGGTGAAGGCGACTTTGCATCCCGTGCGGCCAGAGTGCCTCAGTCCACAATGATGGGTGCATCTATTGCACCAGTGGTGCAGGCTGGATTCATGGGTGTTGGCAAACTTACAGACATGGCGCTAGACGCTGCCAGACGCTTGTCCGGTGGCCGTGGTGGCAAGGCGGCAGAGGCTGAAATTCAAAAGTTGGCTGAACAGACTGGTTTAACCACAGACGAGCTTGTGCAGCGCATTGCTAATGGCGAAATCTTGGCTGAAAACCAGACATTACTGCAAGCTGTGCGTGCTTTATATACCCAAGGCGGCAAAGCATCCACAACGATTCAAGGCGCTTTATCTACACGCCCAGACACATTGCGCAGAGAAGCGTTAACAGATATGCAGCAAAAACTGGTCAGTGGTCTCAATCCCAACTTTGTTGGACCAAGGCCAAACAATGAAAATGTTTTGCGTTTTTATAGAGCAACCAAAGATGAGGCCCAGGCGCTAGAGAACAAAGCCTATGAAGACGCATGGAAAACTGGCGGTGTTATTGGCCAAGATTTATTGGCAAGTCTTAAAGATGCACTGCAAAGATCGCCAAGAGCAATTGACGACATCAACACTATCTACACGGCCCAGACAGGTAAGAAGCCATTTTTCTCTTTTGACAAAGATGGCGAAATTGTGTTTGCCAAAGCGCCAACATTGGAAGATGCTGAAGTTGTCCGAAGAGGTATTCAGACATCAATTGATGCAGCCTATACAGGCGGTAAGCCTAATGTTGGAGTGGCCTTAAAGCCAGTTGAAACTGCCTTGAGAGATGCCATAGATGCATCTTCACCCAAGCTGGCTGCAACCCGTGCTGAAGCCTCACAACTTAGAGCCGCTAAAACTGCATTCCAAGAAGGTAAAACTATCTTCAATAAAAGTGCAGATGAAGTCCAAATAATGATGGAAGACATGGTCGACAACCCTGGTGCAGTCAATGCGTTTAGGGCTGGCGCTATGGATGCCATACGGGCCAAAATGGGGACTGGTCGCGCCAAATCCATGATGGGTGTTTTTAATAATCCAGAAACAAAAGAAGGCGCTATTTTGCGCACCATTTACCCTGGTGATGAGCTTGATGGCATCTTGACCCGCATTGGTACAGCTGCCCAGTCTCAAGTTGCTAAGAATAGGATTCTTGGTGGACCAGATACAGCGTCATCACTTTTGCAAGCTGCAAAAATTGGATCGACCATCACTGCCGATGAGGTGGCCAATGCGGCAAGTGGAAACCCCATGGCTGCATTCCGAGTGGCTAGCAAATTTGTAGGTGAATCCAACAAGGGAATGTCGGAGAAAGACCGCCAGCGAGTGGCTCAGATTCTTATCTCAGAAGACCCAGATATTGTGCGCAAAGCATTGCGTGATGAAAGTGGCATGGCTATTTTCCAGCAAAAGATTGCAGCCACAATGAGGGCATTGGGTAAGACTGTGCCTTATGGTGCAAGTTACATTGGCGAGACAGCACCAAGACCTGGTCTCTTGAGCCAGTAATCACTGACCAAAAAACGCGGCCACAAGTGGGTCGCGTTTCACAACCCGTCTTTTCTGTCTACGTCTGGCAGCGTCAAAGTCTTTGTCGTCTGCACTCATCTTGTCGCGGTACTTTTTGATGCGCTCAGACCCTGGCACTGGCCCAGGCGCTATTGCATCTTCACCATCCCCCCAAGACCACAGAGGCCGCCACTGGCCATTGGCATGGACCTTGGTGTGTCCTGAGATGTGGACCAGATCATGGCGGTGCAAGTCAAACAGGATTCGCGCTGCACTGCGCCTGGCACAAAAGCACAGCTTGGCCAAGTCCACATCAGAGAGATTACCTTTCTTTTGTAGTGCCGCCTCAATGGCAGGCTCTACACGCGGTTTTAAGCCTCTGGCCATGTGCTGGTCTCCATTCGGGCTTTCAAGCGCTCCAGCATCGTTTTGACAACGAATGCACGGCTTTTAACGTCATCCGGCATTGCGTGGCCAAAGACTTCTGGGTGGAGTAAGTCTTTGACCAGGTCAAGGCAGGCATCAATGGCGGGTGGCAATTCTTTATCTGGTTTCATGTTTGACTCTCTACTTCTTTTAAATTAACCCAGCATGGGCTGACATAGGTTAATTTGTCGTTTGTCAATTTACGCACATGGCCTTTTCTGTAATGAGCGCATGGTGATCCATGGGCAAAATTACCACGCTGTAATTTTTCGATGGCAGCGTCTCTTTCATCTACCCCGACTTTCAAACTATTTAAGAGTCGAAGTTTATGCATAAGACGAATACCCGCCATTCCACCAGGTATTGCGTTAAGGCCCAGAGGGGTCAGCGTGAATCTTTCGACAGCTGACTCTTCTAATGTATAAATCTCTTTCAATGTCTCGGCTGAACCACAAACTTGGACCACTGGATACATTGGGATTTTTTCTTGCAAAAGAGAATTCCAGACCGAATGAAACAAGAACCCAGTGTTTGCAACTGCTTTCTTTTTATGCTCCATGAACCTGGTCATAAAACCGCGCTTTGTGATGCCAATGTATCCACGCCTTAGAGGCTCACTTGTCTTTTCAGTGAATCTCTCATTGTCTTCATTGATTTTGAAGCGGATGTGATAAAGCGCATATTGCTCAATTAACTCTTTATCGTAGGCCAAGTGCAATGGAATATCGATTCTCATTAAATAATCTGGCTGGCCAATAACTTGATTCTCAATAATAAAAGGCTTAGAAGCCAAGATAAACACCATCAGCCTGGAGCTGCCATCCATGTTTCTATGCACAAAATTGGAACTGTCTAAAAAACTCATCTTTGAGGTTTTTTGGTCCATGTAAAAGACAGTGTGAATCTGGATGCCATTCACATCATCTATTCCCAAGGGATGCAACTTGGCGACTTGCAAGTCTCTCTTTATTTTCTGCTGCATCCCATGATTTGAAAAACAATACTCGATGTTTTTCCAGTTATCGGTCATTCAAGATTCTCCATGCTGTGGCTGCGCAGAGTGGGACTTGGCCATTTCCAATGGCTTTAAGTCTGTCCACCCTAGCGGCCACCCCATCAGCCACTCGACCCACTCTGGGTTCAAAGGCCCACCAGCCTGTGCCGCTAGGGGGATTTCGTTCCTCTTGTATTCCGAGGGATTTCCACCGTCTTTGTGCATTCTGGCCACTGGTGTTGGCCATAGTCTGGGATTGTTCACTTGGTCCACCAGTCTGATTTGTACGGGCTGACCATTCGCCCGATGATTCTTGCCTTGCTTGAGTATTCCAGATGTCCCCCCCCCCCCGTGTCTGGCGTGCGCCACAATCCAGACGCGGTCGCGCTGGTGCGGTGCGCCAATGTCGGCAGCTCCCATAACATTCCATTTCGAGTCATACCCGAGGCTGGAAAGGTCTCCAAGGACTCGCCCGATTCCTCGATGAATGAGCATTGGGCTGTTTTCCACGAATACGAATCTGGGTCGAATTTCGCTAACCACCCGCGCCATGTGATACCACATGGAGGAGTTTTCTCCATCAAGCCCTGCGCCTCGGCCTGCAATGGAAATGTCGGTGCATGGAAAGCCGCCAGATACGACATCAACAATGCCTCGCCATGGGTGGCCGTCAAAGGTTTGTACGTCATCCCAAATCGGGAAAGGCGGGAGAAGGCCGTCATTTTGTCTGGCGCACAATACGCTTGCTGGGTAGGCTTCCCACTCGACTGCGCAGACTGTGCGCCATCCAAGGAGATGCCCTCCGAGTATTCCTCCACCAGCGCCTGCGAAAAGAGCCAGCTCATTCATCACCATCCTTATATTTGGCCAAGGCAGTCACTTCAATGTGGTCCACCATGGACTGCAAGATCATGTGGGCAATGTCCACATCAGTGCCAGCGATGTATGCGTTATTGAGGGTCATGCACTCTTCAAAGTCAGGCTCATAAGGTGAGCCAAGGGAATCGACTGACCCCTTTTCTTCTGGGCTGTATTCCAGAAAGCAGACCAGCTCGACATCTTCAATGCAGCACTCGAACTGGAACAAGTCTTTGGGGCAGGGGGGTGTTGGGCCGTAGTTCATGCCTGCTCCTTTGTGTAAAGCGCAATTGGTTTGTAAATGCCTGAAGGTTTTTTCCACCGGAAATATCGATGGCCAGCTGCGTTCTCGCAAAGGTATGCAACTGGCTCTGGAACTGTTATTGAGATCACGCCAGCTTGGCTGGGTGTTGGCTGCTCCAGGTATTGAGCGTAAACACGATCAGCAACAAGGGCGGCAAAGTGCTCAATGTCACCATGCAGTGACAGGCCATTGTCTTCAATCAGTTTAAAGATTTCGTCTTTGTTCATGACGACCACCATGCCACCAAGAGTGCAGCCAAGCCAACGCCAATGGCCAAGGCGGTCAAATAATCCAAGAGGGTTTCGGTTGAGGGTTTCATCGGTTTCTTTCGTTTAAGTTAGACAGTAGTAACATTCTAAGACACAATTAAATTATGTTGCAAGAACTAATTCTGTCCATGTTGTTTTTTAGCATATAGCGCAATTAGAATGCGACCATGCAATCAATTCACGACATCAAGGCAAAGGCCAAGGCTCACAAGATCACAATGTCTGCGGTGTGCAATGAGGCTGGCATCCAGCAGTCCCAGGTGAGCCGGTGGCTGTCTGGGACTGTGGAGCCATTGTGGACATCAGTCAATCAATTGCACTTGGCGCTTGAGAAACTGATCGACAGATCACCAGTCGCTGTCGATTGACTCGGCCACTGGTGCAGAGCCTTTGCCGGCCACCACGCCAAAGTCACTGGCCGCTGATGGCTTTGCACCACCCAGCGAGTCACCCTTTGACAACAACATGATGTTGTTTAAGCCGTACGACACGCCCTTGTTGCCTGCTTGGTCATAAGCATAGGCATTCAGACTGACACGGCCATAGTCGCCAGAGACAATATCTTGTGATCCAAGAATGTCATGGCCATGGGCATCCACTGCACCAGGCTTGTTGGTACTTTTGGTGTTGAAGAAGTAATGGCCTGCGTACTCTGGGCCAAGTGGTCCACCATCAGATTTGGTCTCAGTGTCGCCATCACGCAAGGGATTGCGCACAGTTTTGGGAATCTTGTCCCCGAACTTGGCGACAAGCGCTTCTTTGGCTGCGGCCTTTAACTGGGCCACAGTGTCAAGGTCTGTCTTTGGGACCAGAACTTGTGTGCTGAACTCTTCTTTGCCGTTCATCTCATTTTTGCGAGCAGTCAATGCGCTGAAATATGAGAAACGAACTCTTCCGGTTACGACTCTGGTTGACATGGTTTTTTCCTTTTAAGGGTTTAGGTTTTTACGTTTCTGTCGTTAAACAGAAATTGCACTTTAGCACAAATCTCAGTTAAGATGCCTGCAAGTTAAAACGAGGAAACCGAAATGCAGTTATTCCCCCATCAGCAAGAGGCCAAACTTTTCTTGCTGTCTAGGCGCAGGGCCATACTGGCCGACCAGCCCCGTGTTGGTAAGACGCTACCCACAGCAGCTGCTGCACTTGAAAACCTACCCGCACTCATCGTCTGCCCAGCCATTGCCAAGACAGTCTGGGAATCTGCATTTGCCAAACTGGCCCCCAATGTCTCGGTCCATGTGGTCAATGGAAAACGCGAGGCTTCAGAGGTAAAAAGTGCCGATGTCACCATCATCAACTACGATGTTTTGCAATATGCACAAACGAATTTGGACAGATATAACACTCTAGTTTTGGATGAGTGCCACAGGCTGGCCAACCCAAAGGCAAAGCGCACCAAGGCCGCGATGCTGGCCATGAAGAAGATTGACTATGTCTTTGCACTCAGCGGGACTATCGTGCCAAATCGCCCAGCTGAACTGTGGCCCATCTTGCACGGCCTTGGCATTTATCGTGGCGGCTGGTTTGACTTTGTCTACCGATACGCAAAAGCATGGAGTCCACCATGGGGCGGCCTTGATGTGTCTGGTGCATCCAACATCCCAGAGCTGAAAGCCATGGTCAAGCCCCATATGCTCAGACGCAAAAAGGAAGACATCTTCATGGACTACAAAGAGCCACAAGTGAGCTTAATCACCTTTGATTTGGCGGTGGACAAGCGTGAGCAGTCATTTGATGCTGACGCATTGGTGGCCAACCCAAATGCCTTGCTGGCCTTTGAGGGCTTGTCAGAGATCATGCGCGAGGCTGGCATCAGGAAAGCACCACTGGCCATTGAATTCATTGCCGACTTGCTCAATTCTGACGAGCCAGTGGTGGTATTTGCCCATCACAAAGAAGTGGTGGCCATGCTCAATGATGGCCTCAAAGAACACAAGCCGGTCATGGTGGTGGGTGACACGCCCAAGGCCCAGCGCCAAAAGAACATTGACGCATTCCAGTCTGGCCGGACCAAGTGCTTTATCGGAAACATTGGGTCATGCGGTGAGGGCATTGACTTGTCAGCTGCCGACACGATTGTCTTTGTCGAGCCAACTTGGCAGACCAGTGCCTTGGAGCAGGCCAGCAGCCGAGTCGAAAACATCAACAAAAACGGCATGAAGCCATTGATCTATTTGCTGACAGTCAGGGCATCACTGGACCACACAATTCTTGGCAAAGTCATAGCCAAGCAGAAAATCATTTCACAAATCATTTAACCAGGAGAAACCATGCAACACGAAACCAGAAAACACGCCCGACTCTCAGCATCCCGCACAGACCGGTTCATGCAATGCCCAGGCTCATACAGGCTTGAATCCCTCATGCCCTATGAGCCAGCAGGCGAGGCCGCTGCCATTGGCACTGCCATCCATGAGCTGTCAGAGATCATTCTGTCAGGCAAAGAAGTCCCAGCCGGCACTGATCCGGACCATGTGGCCATGGCCCAAGGCTATGCCGACTTT